TGCTTGAATGATAGCCACAAATAGATTGATTCCTGCCTCAATAATCATTGGTAAGAACTCAACGATTGCATTAATGATTCCGTCAATGATGAGTGGTATAGCCGTAACAATTGCCTCAATAATTGTCGGAAGAGCAGAAACTAAACTAGTTAGCAGTTGTATGCCCGTTTCTATAATCTCAGGTATAGCCCCAAGAATAAAATCAATGAGTGATGTGATAAGCTCAGGAAGAGCCTCAATTAACACGGGAATTGCCTCAAGTATTCCTTGTGCTAACCCTTTTATAAGTTCCAAAGCACAATCCAAAATCAAAGGCAAATTATCGATTAAGGTTTGCACTAGTTGAACCACCACTTCAACAATGGTAGGAATCAGTTCAGGCAAACTGTCGGAGATGCCTTGAGCAATGGTAAGTACTACTTGAATTGCCACATTTAATATTTGTGGCAGGTTCTTTAGAATTTCTTTTGCCAAAGTAGATACAAGTTTCAATGCACCTTGAGCTATTTTGGGTAGTCCTTTGATAAGTGTATTTAAAATGGTAAGTATGATCTTACTTGCACTGTCAACAAGGCTATCCAAGTTATCAATGATTGCTTGTCCGAGTCCCGTAACAACACTACCTATAAGTTCCAAAATCGTAGGAACATACTTCATAATCACATCAAGTGCTTTAGGAAGTAAATCCCCGATGACTCCGGCTACTTTCGTTAAATCTCCGTTTGCATCCTTGATTCCGTTTGTAAACTCGGATAATAAAGAAACTCCATCTCCTGCAAGTTCGGTTAAAACCGGTAGAAGAATAGTACCTAAAGCATTTTTAGCAGCCGTACATCCATTGGTTAAATATTGAATTTGGTCATCAAGAGCACCATAGTCATTCAAAAGTTCATCGGATAAAACATAGCCAACTTCATGTGCTTGTTCTCCGAGTTCCTTCATTCTATCGGCTCCTGCCGTAATCAAAGGATTAAGTTCCTGGGCAGATTTACCCAAGATAGTCATTGCAAGAGCATCTCGTTCGGTTTCGTTTTCAAGATTGCCAAGTGCCTCTATAATTTCCCAATAGACATCATCACTATTTCGTAAAGTTCCATCGGTATTCATTACCTCGACACCAAGTTTCTCATAAGCCTCAACCATTGTACTTGAACCGTCTTGTACCGATTTCATGCTTTTGATTTGCTTAGCCATTGATTTGGTAAGAGTATCGGTTGAAACATCGACTAGTTCGGCCGCATACATATACTCTTGAAGTTTATCCGTAGCAATGCCCGTAACGGTTGCCTCGGTTAAAACATTGTCTGCATATGTAGCACCTTCTTTAGCCATATCCACTAGTGCCTTTCCTGCCGAGATAGCGGCTGCACTTACGGCTGCAAAAGCTGCAGCAATCGTAACTCCCACACCTTTACAAATAGAACCAAGTGCCTCAAACTTTGAGCCACCATCGTCTGCTTGTTTGCTTGCAGATTCAACCTCATCACCAAACTCATCGGTAGACTTTTCGGCTTGTTCCATGCCTTTATCAACATTGGAAAGAGCCGTTTTATTATCACCGAGTTCTTTCTCCATTTTGTTAAGTTCGGCTTGAGCATTATTTAATTGGATTTGCCAGGCTTGAGTTCTTTTATCATTTTCTCCAAATGACTCGGATGCATTTTGAAGAGCTGAACGCAATGTTTCAATTTTGCTTTTTTGTGCATCAATAGATTTCTCTAAGACTTCATTTCTTGCTGTTAGTGCTTGAACGGAATTATCATTCTTGTCAAACTGACTCTCAACTAGTTTCATTTCCGAGCCTAAGACTTTGAATGATTGGTTGATTTCATTCAGTTGTGACTTGAACTCTTTTTCACCTTCAAGGCCTATCTTTAAGCCAAAGTTCTCAGTAGCCATTTGCGTTCACCTCCTTGTTAGATTCCGTTTGGAATAATATTGTCAATAAAAACTTCTACTTTGGGTTTTGAGATACCGTTATATTGTTTGTGGCATTCCCAAAGGTCCATTAGAAGTCCGAATGGCATAAACCACACTTCATCTTGGGTTAGGTGAAGTTTTGCCAAGCCATAATACAAAAGACGAGTAAATAACTCTTCGTCACTTACTCGCCCTGCGTGTTTTTTGGGTCTTGTTCACTCTCTATATTCCTTTTTGTACCTTTGTAAAGACAATCGGTAATCGCATTCTTGTATTCGGCTAGATCCGTTGGAGTCGTTAAAAGTTCGACCTCATCTTCCGTTAAGAGTTGCTTTTCGTTGCCTTTATTCTTGTAGTTGTAAATAAGGATAGGTTGATTGGCAAGGGTTACGATAAGCCATACAATCTCACTGATTGCAGACTCAAAGTCCTCACTCTTAATTAGCTTGTCACCAAGTTTCTCAAGACCACCATATCTTTTTGCGATTTCTTTTGTTGCTTTCGTAGTAAGCAAAAGTTCGTATTCGTTATCACCGATTTTAATAACGGCACTTCTTTCGTCAGCCATTAGTTGCCACCTCCGTTAGTTGTAGGATAAGTAGGTTCGTAAACCGATGTATACCAAGCAGAAATAATGCTTGTATTAGTTCCATCTTCCGTACATTCAACTTTCCAAGGATGTTTGCCTTTGGAGTCGGCTTTATTTCTTCTGAAAATAGTACCTTCAATAGTCGGTGTAGAGAAAGTAATGGAATCTCCCTTTGTTGCAAGACTGTTTGCAGGGACTCCGAATAGCACTTTATAAAGCCAAAAATACTTATATCTTCCATTCGACATTTTGGCTCTAAATCCGATTGCTACATATGGAGCAGAGTCTTCACTTCTTGATACTAATACACCATTGGAATCTACAGTTGCTCCAACCAAAGCGGCTGCTACACTGTTTCCAATATCATCAACACCAAGAGAGATAGTTCCACTCTTGAATTCTTTTACTGCCTCGGCTTGACCATCATCGGCAAATAAAGTTGCCTCGTTAAGTTCAATGCTCAAATCGGCAGAGATTGCTTTTGCAAGCTGAGTAGGCGTTCCGTATGTTTCATCACCGGTAGTACCTTCCGTAATACTTGCATAGTAAAGTTTGTCTAAACCTATTGTTGCCATAGTTATTGTTCCTCCTCTATAGTTTCAATTTCATAAATTTTTGCTACATCAATTGTGTATTGATAGTAGCCGGTTTCCGTGTCATAGCCGTTATACCTTCTATCCGTAATGGTAAAATAGTTAGTAACAAGTCTAGCCACGATTTGATTTTTAATGCTTATATAATTGCCTTTTGTAAACAAAGAAATCCTTAGCTCTTGTTCATCCGTTTGTGGAGTATCGTCTGCATTCAAAGGATATGAATCAGACAAAGGTACAAGCACGATATAACTAGTTGGTGCAGTATCCTTAAATACTCCCGTTTCAATCGGAATATTAAGTGATGCAAGGATTGTCTTAACTTCAGATAGAATATTCATATCTTTTTGATTTCCTCCTCTAACTTTTGAGTCATAGTTTCTATGCATTGTTTCTTGCTTTGGGTTTTAGCAGGCTTTAAGAATGGTCTTGCCGGTTGGTTATGTTTTCCGTATTCTATGATGTTAGCTATCATAGCGTTTGACTTTCCGTCACTCCTCGGTTCACTAAAACCAATCTTGATATTTGAGTTTCCATCCCTATCGATTAACACCCTAGATAAACCAATAGATGAAACAAGCTCACCACTTGATTTGCCGCTTACAACACTTTCAAGATTGGATTTGACTTTATCCAAAACAACCTCACCACCTGCATGAAGAACGGTATCGGAAATCTCATCCATCTTTGTTCCAAGTGTAGAGAGTTTCTTAAGTAGGTCTTCCGGTAAAGAATAAGTACATTTAGCCATTGGATGCCTCCGTCCTTTTTGCAAGCACCTCAATATACATATTTCTACCTTTCACATTCTCAACCGACAAGATATCGTATTGTGTATTTTCGTAGAGTATGTAGTGAGATGTTGTGACAGTGATGTTAGGAATAACACGGAAACGAAAGAGCTCCGTAGCCTCCGAAAAGGCCGCTAAATTCGCCCACCGTTCGCTACCGTGCCTTCCTTCAACAAACACTCGAATGTTTGCCAATACTTGAACAGAACGCCCAGAAAAGCCCTCAGAATCGATTGTGTTTGATATGCTACACAGTTGTGCTTTCTTAGTCATTAAACCTAGTCCCATATCCTTACACCTTCCAATCTCTATCAAGCCTTAATAGGTTATTTACTGTCTTCCATACTTGTTCATTGGCATTTGTATTGTCTGCAAAGAAACCTCCCGTTGAGCCATCTCTACTTTCATAAAAATGACTTGAGAGCATAATGATTGCTTGTTTTGTTGTTTCAGGACAAGTCTTGGTTGCATAGTAACCACTATCCAAATGTTGAAAACTTTCGGCATAGGAAATGGCAGTAGTGATAAAACTAAGAATAAGACTGTCATCGTCTGCGAATGTTATGATTAAATTTTCTTTCACCTTTGGTAATAGTTCATTAGCCGTCACTACTGTCACCTCCTATCTTTTTAGTCTTCGTCAGTTTCGGTTGCAAGATAACCTGCAGTTCTAAGCTTTGCTAAAAGGCTATTGAAATCTGCTACTAATCCTGCAACAGTGGTAGCAGTTGAATCGGCTTGAGCAGTTGCTTTTGGAAGTCCCGTAACGGTAGCACCCGGTTTAATTTCCAAAGTGCCACCGATTACAGTTTTCTCACCGTTTTGTTCGGTATAATTCTTACAGTTGTAACTCATAGTCGTTCTCCTTATGCGTGTTGCTTAAGAACCTTAATAGCCTCTGCAAGGATAAGTTTGCCGTCTACTCTTTGAGTGGCAACAAAGCCTGTCTGATCAGTTGCTGCATAAAGTTCGGAAAGTTTCTTGAAGTTTCTACCTTGTCTATCGGCAATCCAATAGTAAGAGAAATCACCAAATGCGATAGTCTTTGCACCGGCTGCGATAGAAGGAACGAAACTAGAAGTATAAACAGGTCTTCCAAGTAAAGTATCAGGAGTACCACTAGTAAGTGCAGGTTGCCACAAGTAGTTACCGTTACCATCTTTAAGTTTTCTGATTACCTTGATAGTAGAATCGTTTACAACCCATACGGCATTCTTTCTATAAGGAGCACCAAGTGAGTAGAAAAGGTCGATAATTTCATCGGCAGTAATCTTGGTAGCCTCAGCTGTAGTAACACCTACATCAGCACCACCCGTAGCATTGAAAATACCGATAGGCTTTCCGGTACCATTTCCGTTAAAGAATGCGTCTTCTTCCTTGTTACCGATTCGTCTTGCAAACTCTTTAGAGATGTAACTTTCAAGGTCAAATACGGAATCGTTCAAAAGTTCGTTAGATACTTTGATAAGAGTTCCAAGTTTGTATGCACCGATAGATACTTGATTGAAAGAATCATCACTTTCTGTAATTGTTCCTTCTTCGTCTACCCAAGATGCACTACCTTTAGTAGCAACAACCGGAATCTTTCTATCACCACTTGCAGTCTTAATAACATGGGCAAGTTTTCTGAAGATGTTTTCTTCTTCCAAAGATTCAATAAGAGTTTTTTCAAATTCGTCAGGAACAAGATAGCCACCTTCGGAATCAGTTCCTTCTTGAAGTGCATTCATAACTTCAGGGCGGATAGTTTTGTTTCTCATAGCATTCCAGAAAGACTTCTTGTAGTTTTTAGATGCTCTGCCTTTCTTTTCATCTTCATCGTCCATTGTCATAGGCTTAGAAGTGATAGGTGCATTAACAGGTTTGTTAAGTTCTGCCTCGATAGCATCTTTTCTTTCCATACGCTTGATTTCGTTAGTCAAGGATTCAAGTTCCTTTTCCATTTTGGTGTAAGCCTTGTCATCTTCCTCAGTCAATACACCTTGTTCAGTTCTGTGGGAGTCAAGGAAGTTTTCCATTGCACTCCATGTTTTTGCTCTTTTTTCACGCAATTCGTTGATTGTCATGTTTTGTTTCCTCCATTAAATAAATTTTTTAATTTTGTCTAACTCGTTTCTAAGTTCGACTATGTTTCGACCCTGTTTTGTAGGTGTAGGTTTCACCTTATCTACGATTTTATTCAGTAGATGATTTTCAAACTCGTGTGTTCCAAAAGCATAGGATTCAGATAATTCTTTCTTCTTTTCATCCTCCAATATGCCATCGGCAAAGCCTAACTCAATGGCCTTTTTTGCGTTCATCCATGTTTCGGCATCCATTAAATGACTTAAAGTGGAATGAGAAAGGTTTGTCTTAATTTCGTAAGCATTGATAATGGATTCTTTTACTTCATTAAGCAAATCAATCGCTTTCTCCATATCCCTATGATCACCGAATGCACCCGTAGATGGATTATGAATCATAAGAAGAGCAGTAGGTGCTAGAAGTACCCTTGTTCCTGCCATCGCAATAACACTAGCAGCCGAGGCAGCAATGCCATCAACCTTCACTGTGATATCGTTCTTGTAATCCATTAGCATTGAGTAGATTTGGCTAGCAGCAATGCAATCACCACCCGGAGAGTTAATCCAAATAGTGATAGGACCTGACCCCTTCAAAAGTTCATCCTTGAACATCTTCGGTGTTACATCATCGTCAAACCATGACTCTTCTGCAATCGTTCCGTAAAGTTCAAGAACTCTTTCGTTTTGGTCGGTTTCCGTTTGGTTTTTCCAATTCCAAAACTTCTTCATCGGTTTTGTTTTCCTCCTTTTCAGTTTCTATATTTGCATAAGCTCCTGCATTACCAAGTGGGAGCATATTGCCATTGATTAAGTACAAGTCACCACCATCTTCTTTTGGTATCTTGTCTAGGTTTTCAAGTTCTCTTATATCGTTTGCACTCATCCATCCGTTTTGTCTTGCCGTAGCATAACCACTCATTCTGGACGCATAGTCACCACGAAGAAGTCCTTCCACATTGAACTTGAAGAAATACTTTCTCTTTTCTTCTTCCGTAAGAAGTGATCTAGATAAGCTTTGTTCCCATCTAATCACCCACGGGTC